CTATTGCTTTATATGGTATCGGTTTATTTGTGTTCCAGGGAGAAGACCTGCCGCCTAAAGATGTATTGGAACATATTGGCAATGTATATGATGAGCAAGGAATTGATGCTGCAAGAAAATATTTTAATACATTATCTGAATTAGAAAGAAAGTTATGTACACCATTTATTGAAAAAATTAAGGAGAATAAATAATGGAGCAACGTAGTGCTGAATGGTTCTCTGCTAGGTTAGGAAAGGTAACTGCTAGTAAAATAGATGACATTGTTATTAAAACTAAATCAGGCGAATCACAATATACTAAAAAATATAAAATGCAATTAGTAACTGAAAGACTTACTAATAAAGTTGTGCCTGTATTCATGAACTCTGCTATGGCACATGGAGTAGAGTATGAAGATGAAGCTAGGATAGAGTATGCTAATTTTAATAAACTGTTACTTGATAAGGATGTAAGGGAAGTAGGCTTTATAGATCATCCAAAAATTGATATGAGTGGTGCTAGTCCTGATGGTTTAGTAGGAGATAAAGGTTTAATTGAAATAAAATGTCCTCAACCAATGACACATACAGAAACATTAGAAACAGGCGTTATTGCAAGAAAATATATACATCAAATGCAATGGCAGATGGCCTGTACAGGAAAAGAATGGTGTGATTTTGTATCATATCATCCTGATTTTCCTGAAGCATATAAACTCTTTATTAAAAGAGTAGCAAGAGATAATGACCTCATAAGTCATTTGGAAGCAAGTGTTGAAAACTTTTTAAAAGAAGTTAACGACAAATTAAAAACTATTAAGGAGAATATTTAGTATGGCAGAGTATGATAATACAAATAGATTTGCTCTATTTAAAAACAACAAGCAAAAAGAATCACAACCTGACTATACAGGCACTATAACTTTAGAAGGTGGTAAGGAAATGAGGTTAAGTGCTTGGTTAAGAGAATCAAAGAACGGAGTTACATATATGAGTGGTCAGATGAGTGAGCCATTAGATAACCAATCGTCTAATCAACCAATGCAGCAACAAGAACCAAAAAGCATTGATGACATTAAAGACGATATTCCATTTTAGGAGGATAAGTTATGCAGATTTCTGAAGAACAGAGAGAAGCAGATACATACAAAACTTTAACAGTACAAGAAAAAAGACTTTTAGATTATTTAAAGAAAAATAGATCAATAAATCCAATCATGTCTTGGCAAGCATTAGGCATATATCGTTTATCTGATGTTATTTTTAAATTAAGAAATAAAGGTTATGAAATAGAAACAGAAAGAAAAACTGTTATGAATAAATGGCAAGAAAAGACAAGTTTTGCTACATACACATTAGAAAGGGCATCTTAAAATGCCCTTTTTTTATTTGTTCATTACGTACATTGTTACTTCAAAACCGAAACGCATTTCAGTTGCAGTTGGTGTTGTCCACATGATTAAGTGCCCTTTAGTTAGTTAAAAACATTATATTAGTTTGTAAATTAATTAAATTGTAGAGAACAATGTATGAAAAGGAGGTAAGTAAAATGATGAAATGGTTGCAAAACATTGTAACAAAAGGGTTTGTAGTATATATAATAACTATAGTTGTTTGTTTTCAAATATGGGATATATATAAGGCCAATAGTAAAAATGATTACAATTATATATGCAGCAAAAAAGGTAATGTATTTAAATCTGCAACACCAAACTCTAATGTATATATAAAAGTAATTCATCAACAATGTATTAATGGAGAAACTTATGGAAAAAATTGATTATAAATATTATCAAAACAACGAAATACCTTTAGCAGAAATATATGAAGTTGAAAATGGGTACTTAATTATTGATGCAAATGAGAAAACTCATGTAGCATTACAATTAGACGACATTACGAAAACTATTGAAAAAATATTGCAAGCTAGAGAAAGAAAAAGATTATTAGAAAGGGAAATGCCAGTTGAATATATTGATGATCCGTTAGTGGATGAAGATTAATTTAAAGAAACCTCATTTATGCCATGTTTGTGGAAGTGTAGGTAAGTTTTTTCATAAAAAATGGTGGTGTACGCATGACATAAATTTGAAAGGGATATGTAAAAATGACAGAAAAAAAACCAGAAATAAAGATTGATTACTTTCATGTAGATGGATATAAACATAGCATTACATTTACACCTGATGGCAAAGAAATAAAGTACCAAATATTAAATGAACATACCACCCGGATTGTAGCAAAAGGAAATGTTTAAATAGGAGAAATGACTATGATTGAATATGCTTTTGTAATGATAATAAGCACTAACCCTATAAAAGATGATTTTAAATATATAGGTAATTTTCAAAATTGTTTACAAGCAGAGCTTTATATTTCATTGCATCATCCAAACAAAAAAGCTAGTAGATGTCTAATGAAGGATTATATACATTTACCAGAAGGCACAGTTATTAAAAACATAGACATGGCAACTAATACTATTAGGTATAGAGATGTTCATGATAGCTGCAAATTAAGGAGGGACTGTATTTAATGTCTGATCCATTTAAAATTATAGAACCAACAGTTATTAGTTTTAGTGGTGGTCGTACATCAGCATATATGTTGTGGAGGGTATTGCAATCTAATAATGGTAAGTTGCCAGAAGATGCCATTGTATGTTTTGCCAATACAGGGAAAGAAGAAGAAGCTACACTAGAGTTTGTTAGGGATTGTGGTGAGAAATGGAATGTACCTATTGCTTGGATAGAATATGTTTGGGCAGAAGAACCTAAAGACAGATTTAAAGTTGTAGATTTTAAAACAGCTAGTCGCAATGGTGAACCTTTTGAAGAATTATTAAACAATAAAACTATGTTACCAAATCCTGTAGCTAGATTTTGTTCTATAGAACTAAAAATTAGAACTATTGCAAAATATTGTAAATCTATTGGTAGAAAAATTACAGAACATGATGCTTGGGTAGGTATAAGAGCAGATGAACATAGACGAGCATCAAAAATAGAACCACATAGAATACCTCTTGTAGCAGATAATATTTCTGTAAAAGATATTAGTAAGTTTTGGAAAGAAAATAATTTTGATTTAAAGTTACCAAACATGAATGGTAAAACTATGCATGGAAATTGTGATTTGTGTTTTTTAAAACCAGCATACCAAGTACAAAGTTTAATACAAGAAAAACCTAGTCGTGCAGATTGGTGGATAAAAATGGAAGATATTGCAAAAAATAAAACTGACAAATCTTTAGGGCAAGGACATATGTTTAGACAAGACAGACCTAGTTATAAAAAAATGAAACAGTATGCTATAAGTCAACAAGATATGTTTGATCAAGACGAAGAAGGCATAGCGTGTTTTTGTGGAGATTAAGGAGATAAACAATGAGTAAAGGTAGCAATCGTAGACCGACAGATAATAAAAAGTTTGCCGATAATTTTGATAGAATTTTTGGGCAGAAGCCTAATGATAAACAATTTGAAGGGATAAAACATGGCAATAAGTCCAACACAAAGAACATTAAAAAGATTAAGGGATAGTGGGGATTACCCATTAGTTTCTATTGTAGAAAGATGGAACGCATTTGCTAAGATACGACAAGACCTTTTTGGCATAATTGATCTATTAGCAGTAGACAGTAAAGGTAATACAGTTGGCATCCAGGTAACTAGCTACAGCAACATTAGTGCTAGAGTAAACAAGATGGAAGATAGTGATGCCATAAAACATTTACGAGATGCAAATTGGGTTCTTATTGTAGAGGGGTGGCATAAAAAAAACAATAGGTGGGTAAGTAGAATAGTAGATATTAGTTAAGGAGATTAATATGAAATATGATCGGTTAGATGAACAAGATAGATACTATGAATATACCTTAAATGATGGCACTACTGTTTTAAGGTATCAATTAATAAGCATGATAAAAAAATCTATTGGAGATGATAAAAAAACTGTACCACAAATTGCTAAGGAATTAGATGCAGACAAACAAATAATTTACAATTTAGTTAGATATTTATGTACTAAAAGAGTATTGGGATCAAAAAAAATGCAAAGACATAGCTTGTATTTTGTACATGCAAATGAATGTTTATTAGCTAAATTATTTTATCCACCAGAAATGGTAGATAGCTTTAAAATAAAAGGAAGAAAAACTTATCGTGGATAGTGTTTATGCACATAGATAGATTGATGGTAATATTAGAGGATTGGTCTAAGTGGATGAAAACTGATTCACATAAGTTAGGCTACCCATCTAAAACATCTTATCTGTCTAGTGGAGGGGAATCTACTTCTGATGTTTTTGAGCAAATGGTTGATGCATCAGATCAAGACAATGTAAAAATTATTAATGCTTGTATAGATAGTTTAGTAAAAAATCAAAAACAAGCTATTTATTATAGATGGTTGGGTGGTAAAAAACCTATGTATTATGAAAGAGATTTAGATTTAGCTATGGATAATCTTTTAACTATGACAAGCAAAAGAATTTATGCTTGATTCCAAAATAACTTAAGCCATTTTTTAAGGCCATCTACTCTGTTTTTGTCTTTTAATTTATTAAGCCAATATTGTCTTTGATCTAACGATTTTTTTGATAAATTTAATGCTTCGCAATACAACATATACTCTTTACTCCAAGTATCTGTTTTAGTGCCGTCTGGAAGTGTCACAGGCTTCATGTTGCGTTCTTTAATCGTCAAGGTCTTGTACATTCATATAAGCACTATCTACTATCAATTCAACGCTACTGCCATCATCTAAATGTATTATCATAGTATCTTCGCCATGCACAATATCAACATTATCAATAGTTTTATCTAACATATGCAAGGCTATTAATTGTATGTCCATTTTAATTTTTTTTATATGGGTATAGCTGACTCTGATTTGTTTTTCTTTAGAGATATTTTTGTTCTGCTCCATTTCCCACAATTTTGGCAATGCAATCTTTGATAAGTATTTGTAAGTGATTTTTGATACCCCTTTCTATGTAAATGTGTAGAGCCACAATTTGGACATACTAAATCTTCTTTTTCTATATTGTGATTAGGATGTATGTTTATCCAACCTTGTAATTTATAATACACTTCTTCTGTTAGCTTTACATCTTGTATATTATATTTTTTCATTAACCTCCATGCTTTAGGATTTTTACTCATACACTCAATCCATAAAGGCATACCTTCATGAGAAGTTTTTTGACCTATTCCTAATAATTGTGCAATGTAATCTAATTTATTACTAGCAAACTTAAATTTACCCCTAGCAGTTGTAAGCAGATCAATATCTTTGTATGGACTAGGTGGTGGTAATTTTTGTAATAAAAATTCTTTATTAAGTGTTGGCATATCAAATCGTTTGCCATTGTAAGTAATAATAGCATCAGCTTCATTTATTAAATTATATATTTCTTTTATCATTTTAGTAAAAGTGGTATGAAATATACTAGAAAAATATACTTTTTTTTCACCAAGCCATTTAGCTGCCCAACACAATACACTAGATGATTCTATTAGCTGACCTATGCTAATATTTTGTTGAAATAAACCCCAATGAAACCCGGTATGTGGTGATGTTTCTATATCAAGAATTAATATTTTCATTGTTTAGTATAAATTGTTGTTCCATTTTTATTAATAATTAATGCTTCTTTTCTTGAGTTATTCTGTGAA